CCAACTTGTGGTCAACAACCCAATAGCAAAGTCTAGTTGCGGTTGCGGAACATCAATTAGTGTGTAAAAATTACTCCTGCTAAATATTGTGCAGGAGTTTTTTTATGGTACAAGAGGTTATTAATTTAGGTGCATTTGCGAATGATGGCACTGGTGACCCGTTAAGAATAGCATTAACAAAAACAAATAACAATTTCAGTCGCTTGTTCGCCACAGTCGGCAGCGTTGACACATATACCACCAATACTCCTGGCGCAAACTTAGTTTTACAACCCACATATAATGCGAATGTGTTGATTGGCGTAGGCAGTGCGTTAGTAGCTAATGCTACTTGGTTCACTAGTATGACTGCCAATAACGCTACATTTTATGGGCAGATCACTACTAGCGGCGTTTATCCAATCATCGGTAACCTAAGTGGAACTGCTAGCACTGCTACTGTTGCCACTACTGCACTGTATGCCACCACTGCTGGCACTGCTATCAACGCACAGAATTTCACAGGCAATAACCTACCAAATGTTAATACTATTGGTAATTTGATTGCTGCAAACATTGCTATCGCAAACATTGGAACTCTTTATAGTAATAGTAACATTTATGCAACTGGTAACTTAACTACTAGTGGATTCGTGACAGGTAATGGATATTATCTAAGCGGTCTAAATGGCATTACACCAAGCGCATATGGCAATACCAATGTTGCTGCTTACCTAACAACTTATAATGGCAATGTTTTAGTCAGCAATATTAATATAAACGGAAATGTGGCGCTTCGTGCGGGTGCAAATCTTGTGCTAAGCGCAACTGGTAATATTATTACGCCATCAGGCACCAATGCCAATATTAATATTAATGCTGATGGCACTGGTGACCTTGCCATTGCCGCTGCTACCCAAATTTGGGTTAATGATACTACACAAGCAACAAGCACACAAACAGGCGCAGTAATTATTCAGGGCGGTATCGGTATTGCTGGAAACATTTATAGTAGCGGCAATATTGTCACAACAGGCAATACTTTTGGTTATTATGCAACATATAGCGGAAATATCAACGCAGCAAATCTGCTAGCATCTAATGATCTTATCGTTGGTCCATTGGGAACTGTTCCTACAACCTATCTAACAGCTAGCTTTGTAGATAATAGCACAAACTATACTCAAATTAACATTCAAAACATTGGCAATGGTGCTAGCACCAGTGCCGATGTCGTTGCAACTGCTAACAATGGTAATGATAGTGCATACTATGTTGATCTTGGTATCAATTCTAACAATTATAGCAACAGTAACTTTACTATCACTTATCCAAATGATGCTTATCTATATGTTGCCAATGGCAATATTGCTATCGGAACTGCATCTCTTAGCAAAGCAATTGTATTCCATACCGATAATACATTAGCTGCTAATGAGGCAGGGCGCATCACCAGCAGCCGTTGGGTGCTTGGTGGCACCGATGATGCTACAAACAAACTTCAAGTAACAGGAACAGCTAAATTTAACAGCAATGTCACTGTTGCTAATATTACAAGCACTGGTAATGTTACCGCAACTTATCATTATGGAAATGGCAGTACACTAACTGGTATGTATGGCAATACGCAAACAAGTGCATATCTTGGAACATATTTGCCAACATATAGTGGCAACCTAACTGCTGGCAATCTTGTTGCAACAGGCAATGTTGGCGGAACATTCTTTATTGGTAACGGTAGCTTACTTACTGGCATGTATGGTAATATTCAAGTTGCCTCATATCTTCCAAGTTATAGCGGCAATATTAATGCAGGCAATGTTAACACCACTGGCAATGTTAATGCAACATATTTTGTTGGTAGTTCACAATACTTAACTGGTCTTTATAGCAATGCAAGTGTAGCTAACTATCTGCCAACTTATTACTCAACTGCCAATCTTGCTGCCAATGGTGTATCTAGCACAAGCTATATTTTAGGTTATATTGCAATTAATGGTTATGCTTTTGCAAATCTTGCTAATACTTCAAGTAATACGGCAACGCTATATGGCAATGTATCAACCTTAATTCTTGATAATACTGCTGGTGGCAATGTTGCTGTTGCAAATGTATATCTACCAGCAAATTCTACTATTGCTGATGGAACAAAAGTAACTATTGGCAGCAATATTAATGTTAGCAGCTTGCGTATTATTGCAAATGATAGCACAGTTAGTGGAAATATTTCAAGTATTAGTCCAACCACTCCTGCAAGCTGGCATTATGTAAAATTTGCTCCTTATAATGGTAATCCTATACCGCAACAATTGCCAGGTGGACCTCGTTGGATACGAGTTTGTTAAACCAATAAATATCCTAGTGGAGCGTATAAAGTATGGCATCGTCGTTTAATGGTTTAGCCACCAACCTTCAACTTGGTCGTTTAATAAACGTGAGTGATAATTGGACATTTTTGACAAATGTTCCAATCAACAATGAAATTGCCAATACTGTAAATTTTACTGCCACTGGTATTCCTTATCATGGATATGGCAGCATATATGAAAGCACTGCTATTTTAGCCGAATATTATAATCGTAGCTGGGTTGACAATAGTGGACAAAATTTAACCGCCAATCCTATGACAACTGGACAACAGTTGGTTGGTTTTTGGTTAAATGGCGTTGCAATTTATCCAGCAGCAATTGATACTGCTCCGCCATTTGGATTTACTACTCCATTTGGATTTCATTTTGATCAAACTTATGCAAACGGTATTCGTCAAGGGCAAATAGATAATGGTCAACACTGGTACAAGCAAGACCTTTCTGGTGGACGCCCAAATGCTAGTGGACAATATTTTTATAGTGATTATAGCTTTGCTCCCATTTGGTTAAGTGGGCGAGGCGGTCGTCCATATAGCAGCACCGTTCATGGCTTGCCAGAAGTTAATGTTATTTCATATTTGAATGGAAGTTTATTTCATCCTGATGGACATAGCAAGATTCTTGGTTTTAGTTTGGATGGATTTCCAATTTATGGACCAAGCGGTTATGTAAATCCGTTAGATAATACCAGTGGCGTTAAGAATATGGCTACTGGCTATGGATTAAAATCTCCAAGTTATCGTGCTGCCACTACTGCGCATGATTTAACAACATATCCAATGGGTATGTTTATTGAAGATTATCAATTTGTCGGTGGTGGAGATTTAGATACCCACAATGGTCGTTATTGCGTTACTCCAGATTATCCAACTGGAACTTATGCTTATTTCTGCACGGTTGATAATACTGGTGCGCCAGTTTATCCTTATGTTGTTGGCAATACTTTATTTCAACAGATAGATGTATTGACCGAGGAAAGTGCACAAGGTTATGCAACAGGTTATCCAGAATGGATTACTCCAACTGGAAATCTTGGCAAGGTTCAAGCCTTGCAATTTTTTGAATTAGGACTTCAAGCAGTTGATCCAACTGGTCAACCAGACGGAAAAGATGTTAATTATAAGTTAATTTCAGGAAAATTGCCTGCTGGTCTACAAATTGATAGCAGTGGACAAGTAACTGGTAATCCAAAAGACACATATAGTATCGACGGCGTTCCAGAAGCAGTTACGCAAGATAGAACAAGCACATTCACGGTTCGTGCAATCAGTGCTAGTGGAAAAATTACTGATCGTAGCTTTACCATAACTGTCACTGGTAACTATCCTCCTCAGTTATTAACAAGTAATTATACTGCGCTTGGTGAATTTGTTGATGGTATTGTTATTAATATACCAATAAGCGCAATTGACTTGAATAGTGATAAGTTAACTTTTTCATTGCTAAGTGGAAATTTACCACTAGGCACAAGTTTAAGTGCGGATGGCGTTATTAGTGGTCCGCTTATTCCAAATTATGTTCCACCGAGTGGTTGGGATATTGATGCAAGCCCATGGGATGCTACTCCATGGGATCAAAGTGATTTAAATTTGCCAATTGGTCAGTCATTTAATAATATTAGTAAAGTAACATATTACTTTGCAATAGAAGTAAGTGACGGCAAAAGTTTTGATATAAGAAATTATAGCATCGTTGTCTTCAATCACGAAGCAATTAGTGCTGATAATACACTACTAACTGATGATGATACGAATATAAGCAGCGATACTTCCAATTATCGTCAGCCTATATTACTCACAGATAGTTTGGGCGATTATGCTACGTTTACAAGTGGAAACTTTTATGCTTTTAAATTTGAAGGCATAGATTATGATAACATTGCTGTAAGTTATAACATTACTGCTACTAGCGGAACTGGATGGGATGCTGGTCCTCCTGTTGATAATGATACAGCGGCATTTGAACTTGCACAGGGAAATCCGAATACAGTTAATCCTGCGCTAGTTGATACAGTTCCATGGGATTCTGGATTCTGGGATAAAAGTGACTTTGCATTTCCACCTGGATTATCCTTAGATTCAACTACTGGATGGTTAACTGGATATATTCCTCCACAATCAGCCATTAGTCAAACATATACATTTGCTGTTCAGGTTGCTAGCACTTCTGATAGTTCGATAGTAAGTCCATATAAAGTTTTTAGTATAACAATTTTAGGTGCAACTAGCCTAGATGTAAATTGGATTACGCCATCAAGTTTAGGTTCAATCAATGCTGGCGAAGTAAGTCAGTTAACCTTACAAGCAACCGCAAAAAGCGGTCGTCAATTATATTATTCACTAGTAAGTGGAAGTCGTATCCCACAAGGATTGACACTATTAAGCGATGGATCAATAAGTGGGCGAGTAAGTTTCCAACAATTTAGTTTGGATCAAGGTACAACTACATTTGATGTGACCAATAGTTTGATTGGAACAACAACAGCCCCAACTACTATTGATAGAACTTATAAAATGATAGTAGATGCCTATGATTATAGTCAAACAATTGGCAGTCAACAGACATTTACTCTTACTGTTAACAATGTAACATATACTCCATATGACAATCTATATCTTGTATGCTTGCCAAGTGTTGCAAAACGAACTATTATTGATTTTCTTTTAACTGATACTGATTATTTTGATTATAATGACATCTATCGTCCAAACGATCCATATTGGGGTATTCAGAAAGATATTAAAATTCTGGTAGGATATGGATTAACTCCAAGTCAAGCCAGTGATTATATTGCTGCCATGCAACGCCGTCATTATAATAAACGTTTCTATTTTGGCGATTATCATTATGCTACTGCAACAGATAGTAATGGTAATGCACTTTATGATGTCATATATGTTGATTTATTCGAAGATACTAAAACTTATAGTTTGGTTAACGGAAAATTAACTGGCGCTGTGCCAAGCAATAGTTTCCTAATAAAAAGTGGCGAAAGTCTTTATCCAAATGATTTAAATTTAATGATCAATGATATTGATATTGCCATTGGCGAAACAGATAGCAACACATTACCACAATGGCTTACTAGTATTCAGCCAGATGGCAATATTTTAGGTTTCAATACTTTTGCAGTGTTAGCCTATTTAAAAGCTGGAACTGGCGAGCGCGTCTTGTTTAATCTTAGAAATACTCCAAAACAAGATATTAAGTTAATTCCATTTGTATCTGATCGTTATATCTTTGATAATAACATGGATATTAATTTTGACTTGAATACAGGAAAATTTATAACAAAATCATATACTACATTCGATACTGGATATGTGCTGAGTATCACTCCAAGTGCATCAGTAGCTTATGCAATTGATATACCATTTGACCAAGTAAACGGTCATACAATCACTCAAATTAATGCTATTGGTGGTCTTGATGGCGATAATAGCGGTGACTGGGATGGCAAGACTATTGTGTTCAGCACCCAAGAAAATTATAATGTTGGATTATTTCCAAATGAATATAACCAAGGTTGGAATTTGAATGGAGCAATCGTGCCTGGTTATGCCGAAGTTCAAAATGGCAGTGCAACCGTTAATGAACGAGGCGGAGTTTGGACAATTAACATTACTGATAATACAGTATATTTGACATTTACTCAGCAAATATTCATCAACCAAGTTGTTCAAGTTCTTTTTGGTGCTAAATCTGGCGAAACATTGCAATATAATTCGTCGCATGTTGGGATATCAAATCAAACAGTTCCAAAATATGAACAGATTAATATTCAAACTATTCAGTTGAAGGCACCAACTACATTTGATAGTCATCAAACACAATTTATTAATAACGAAGATCAGTATCAATTGCCGTTTGCAAGTGACAGCTATCTTAAATTTCCTCGCACAACCATTCTTGGTTAAGTATTCGGAATGTTAATTTTTAGTGACTATCATGCAGTGGATCATTGGATAAGCAAACTTGAGTTGCAAGAACCATATGAAATTTGTAATGACTTAGAAGAATTTATTGCAAAAGATTCTAATAACAAGATTGCTTTTACAAAAGGTCGAGCGTTTGATTATGATAATCCAATGATTCATGATAATGATTTATTTGCTGATTATATAAACAAACTCAGTTCTATCAGTCGTTTAGTATTTTCTTTTGATACTGAGATGCATGATTTTCATTTTGACATTTATGAAAAATGCCACAAAGATAATGTTTATTGGGTAACAAGTGGTTTTATTAACGATATAAAGTATAGTAATAATATAATTTTGTGGATGTATTTTTTAGAAACAACTATAAATTCATATAAGCATAATCTAAATTATAAGTTACAAGAACTGAATACTGATTATAACAAGCCGCTATTTTTTGATGCATTATTAGGCAGACCAAGAACGCATCGTGATTTTATATACAATCAGATTAATAAACATGAGTTAAACAACAACTGTATTTTAACATATCAGCACTCAGATAATGGCGAAGATTACAAGAATTTTTGGGATAGTTTTTTATGGGAACCAAATATTATAACGCCACTCAAAGGAAAAGCAGGAACCGAACAATTTTGCCAATATGAAGGCGTTGATATAGCATTAAGTAGAATAATTCCTATTAAAATTTATAATGATACCGCTTATAGTATTATAGCAGAAACTAATTGCAACAATGATTATAGTTTTTATACTGAAAAAACATCTAAACCATTTATAGCAAAACGAATCTTTGTTATGTTTAGCGGATGGAAGATGTTAGAAAATCTTAGAAAGCTAGGATTCAAAACATTCGGTAACTTAATAGACGAAAGTTATGATTCTATTCAAAATAACGAAGAACGATGGACTGCGGCGTTTGAACAAGTCTTAAAACTTAGCAACATGGATCAACATACTGCATATTCATCTGTTAATGATGTGATTGAATATAATCATAATCATATAATGAATACTAACTGGACTCAGCTAGCATTAGATAAAATAAAACAAGTGATTTATTCAACAAATAAATAACTTATAACAGCTAAATATTTTAGACATGGAAATCATAAATGAGTAACGTAAACCCAAATAATATCAATGGTGCATATCCAGTAGCAGGCGTAGATAACGACAGCCAAGGATTCCGTGATAACTTTACAAACATTAAAAATAACTTCACGTTTACATCAAGTGAATTAAGCGATTTGCAATCAAAGGTAATTGTTAAGAGTGCATTGACTGGCACGACGCTTAACAATAACATGGCTGGTACGCTTCTTACCAGTGCGCAGATTCAAGATTTCCGCGAAACAGAATATGACAATGGTATTATTTCCACAAACGTAACTCTTGATCATACTCGTGGTCATTATCAAAGAGTTCAGACAAACGGAACTATTCAGATTGCGTTCACTAACTTTCCAGCCGCTGGTACCGCTGGTCGTATTCGTGTAAGAATTTATGTAACCAACACTGCTCATCGTGTAATTTGGCCTTCTGGCTTAATTTATGGCACACAGTATCTGCAAGATTATAACCAAACAAACAATAGCATTGGTTATACTCAAAGTGGCGTAGGTTATTATTGGTATGAAATCATCAGTGATGATGGTGGCTCAACTTATACTATCTTCCCTCTTAGCCGTCCTCGTATGAATCCAGATTATTACTATGCAAACATTAGTAATGGTGCAAGCACTACAAACACAGCAAATGTTACTGTCGTAAGTAAGTTGATCTTAGACAATGGTTCTACTGGTGCGCTATCTAATGTTGCGGTTTCATTCCCTAGCTATCCAATTGATGGACAATATCTAACTATCAGTGCGAATGTTAATGTTAGCAATCTTTATTTGGTCGCTGGCAATGTTATCAACGGCAATGTTACATCATTGACTGCTGGCCAACATCTTGGTTATACTTTCATTGGTGCGCCTCGCAATCCAACTGTAAATCAGTGGTTCAAGACACAACTTTAATTATTGACTCCTGATTTAATAATAGATATATTATATCAGGAGCATTTTTATGACTGATTTAAAACTATATCAAGAATTTGTAAGCGCAGTAACAAGCGAACCAAGTAAACACGAGTATGCTTTTAGCGAACGCTTTGAGCAGCTTAGTCAATATCAAGAAGATAAAACCAAGATTAATCCAGCCTTGCTTCTTACTGCTGGCATGGGGTTAAGTGCTGAAAGCGGTGAATTTAACGAGATCATCAAGAAGATGTTCTTTCAAGGCAAGCCACTTAATGCAGAAAATGTATTTCATATGAAGCGAGAGTTAGGCGATATTATGTGGTATTGGGTTAATGCCTGCACTGCACTTGGGCTTGATCCAAATGATGTTATCAATGAGAATGTCAAGAAGTTAGAGTCTCGCTATCCAGGCGGCACTTTTGATGCTTGGCACAGTGAAAACCGTAAGAAGGGTGATCTATAATGCATCCAATGATAGGTGACTTAACAGGAAAAACATTGGATGAGTTGTTAAAAACAACGAATGACATACACAAAAAAATGGCATGGGCTGCTCGTATGGGACACAATCATATGATACCACAAATGCGAAGCGTTTTAGACACCTATCAAGAAGAAATCAATAAGCGGTATCAACAAGAAGCAGCCGCTGCAAAGGAAAATCCAATTTTCAAAGATAGTTTGGATGTCGGATGAGTGAAGTTAGTTGGAATGTAAACTTTACCGCTATTAACTGTTTTAAAGATTTACTTGAACCATGCAATTATACTATTAGTATTGGTTTCAATGATGAATCAATAAATGACGGTGATCCTCATGTGGCATTTGGTAGAGTGCGCAGCTTGATAAAAGATTTATATCAAGATGCAATTTTTGTCAATGTTGATAATCCATTACTCCCTGTTTTTAATAAAAAATTCAAATCTAGAATTATAACACTTCCATATCAACCAAATAATTTTATCATTGGTGTAGTTACTTGGTATAAAATTTTAAGCATCACTCAGGGACGAATGACGCTTGAATATATCTCTGTTAGCTGCGATAAAAGCGATGACATTGCCTTAAATGTTGACGAAGATATTGTAACAAATGATGAAATCATGGATGATTTGGCAATGAAAACTTGGGATAAACCAGCATGGTGGTTTAGAGCAACCCCCACTACTTGGGATATTCCAACCAAAAAGAATAAAGAATTTATAGTGCTAGCCGATGAAAACGAATGGCCAGAAATATTGCAATGGGAGAAAAAACCTGTTAAAATATCTAAGAAAAATACGGAAAACAATATTATTCCGTTAAAGAAATGGAAGCCAGAGGTTATTAAGGGTGACAAGTCTTGACAAATATGGTCGCAGTATAATCAGTGATAGTGAGTTAGCGGATTTACTTTATATAAATCCGCAACTTTCCGTTGATGATATTGCTATTATTAATCCAGAAAAGTATAATTCTGCAATAGCCAGTTTGTATTGGGATTATAAGCCGCTTAAGAAACTAGCAACCTTAAATGGGTCAATACAAGAATATCATAGTATGAACCAACAAGAATGGTTTATGCCACAGGAATATAAAGATTTAGATATTGCCAAGTGGATATTAGATCAGTGCAAGGATCAAAATGAACTGCAACGTGCTGGTCAAGAACTAATGGAATATGCTGACCGAGATTTATTGCCATTGCTTCAATACTTAAAATATCTTGTTGACACCATGCGCAAGAATAGTGTAGTATGGGGAGTTGGTCGTGGATCAAGTGTGGCAAGCTTTGTTTTATACTTGATTGGTGTCCATAGAATACATAGTTTAAGACAAAATTTAGACTTCAATGAATTTATGCGGTAAATACCC